TGCCCTCACCGGCCTCGACGCCCCGGCCGGTGCCTGCGGCCCTGCTGGTGCCGCCGAAGGCGCCGACGCTGCTGCAGCCGAAGCTTGTGCCCAAGGCTCCGGCCTCGGCCTCGAAGACGCCTGGGACAACCACGCCGCCAACGCCCGCGCCTGCGCGGCCGACCGCCAGCGCTACCAGCATCTGATTGATTTTTTAAACGGAAAGTGACCTCCTCCATGGCAATGGAAAAAGAAGAACTGATGCTGCTGGGCAAGATGGACGGCAAGCTCGATGGCATCACGGCCCACCTCACGCGCCAGGACCACCGCATTGACGCGCTGGACCAGCGCATGGAAGAGCGCCACACCGCCATCGACAAGCGCCTGCGGGTGGTGGAGCAAAAAGCCGCCGTGGCCGGAGCCGTCAGCGGCTCTGTCGTGTCCGTGGGCATTGCGCTGGCGATCGAGGGCGTCAAGCAATGGCTCGGCCGTGGCGGCCCTGGGCAGTAATCAGCAATGGCCCACCCAGGAGAAAAACGCACCCAACTGCGCGGCCTATACGTCTACCAGCGCTTGGCGATGGAGACCGCCTGCAAGAAGCTGGGTGTGCCGCGCAGCACCGGCAACCGCTGGAAGCAGGAAGCCTTTGACAAGGGCGACGACTGGGAGACGGTGCGCGCCGCCGTGGGCCTGGGCGACGAGAACTTTTCGACGCTCTCCAAGCGGCTGCTCGAAGACTACCTGGTGCAGCACCAGGCCACCATGGACCAGCTGCGCGCCGCCACCACCATGAGCGCCCGCGACCGCGCCGACACGCTCGCGAGCATGAGCGACAGCTTCAACAAGACCATGGCGAGCTTTCGCCGCCTCTCGCCCGAACTGAACAAGCAGGCGGTGCAGCTCGACGTGCTGCAGCGCCTGGTGTCGTTTGCCCAGGCGAGGTTTCCGCAGCACCTCACTGCCATGGTGGAGCTGCTGGAGCCGTTTGGCGAAGAGCTGGCGAAGGTGAAGTGATGGATACCACCGTTATTTTCCTGGTCGCGTTGTGGCTCTTGTTCGAGGGGCACTATCTCAAGGCCGCCCTGCTGTTCTTGGCGGTGTCCTGACCATGGCGAAGAGCAGCAAGGAATTCCTCGACGGCCTGGCCGCCCTGGCCGATGGCCTGCGCCGGCAGATCGACGCCAGCCTGGACGGCTGGGATGTCTCGCCCGAATCCATCGCCGAGCGCCGCCGCAAGGTCTGCGACCCGGTGAGCGGGTACGAGTACTGGGACCGCCACTACTTCCCGCACTACGGCCGCGCCGAGCCCAGCGCGCTGCACCAGTACCTGTACAAGCGCCTGCCGGAGATGGTGAACGCAGCAAGCGGCCAGCGCGACGCCCTGGCGGCACCACGCGGCGAGGCCAAGTCCACCAAGGTGAGCATGTCGTTCGTGCTCTGGTGCGTGGTCACGGGCATCAAGTGGTACCCGGTGATCATCATGGACGCCTTCGAGCAGGCTGCAGAAATGCTCGAAGCCATCAAGGCCGAGCTCGAAGCCAACCCACGCTTGGCGGGCGACTTCCCCGAGGCCTGCGGCCAGGGCAAGGTCTGGCGTGCCGGCGTCATCGTCACGGCCAACGGCCGCAAGGTCGAGGCCTTCGGCTCGGCCAAGAAAATCCGGGGCCGCCGCCACGGCGCCCACCGCCCCGACCTGGCGGTGATGGACGATATCGAGAACGACGAGAACGTCACGACGCCCGCCCAGCGCGACAAGCTGCAGAAGTTCGTCACGGCTTCGGTGCTCAACCTGGGGCCGCCAGACGACAGCATGGACGCCATCCTGATCGGCACCGTGCTGCACTACGACAGCGTGCTGGCGCGGTTCCTGAAGAACCCGCTGTGGAACCGCAAGGTCTTTAAAGCCATCATCCAATGGCCCGAGCGCATGGACCTGTGGGAGCAGTTCGAGGGGTTGCTGCTGGGCGCCGAGACGCCCCAGGAGGGCGAAGCCGCCGCCCTGGCGCTGTACCGCGAGCACCAGACCGAGATGGACAAGGGCGCGGTGGTGAGCTGGCCCGCGCTGCGGCCCATCCACAAACTGATGATCCGCCGCGCGCGTGAGGGCCACAGTGCCTTCGACAGCGAGCAGCAGAACGACCCGGTGGCGGGCGAGGACGCACCGTTTTGCAACAGCATCCGCTTCTGGGTCAACCGCCTGGCCGAGTGGGTGTTCTACGGCGCGGCCGATCCGTCGCTCGGCAAGGCCGGCAACAGCCGCGACCCCAGCGCCCTGGGCGTGGGCGGCTACAACCGCACGATTGGCGTGCTGGACGTGGTCGAGGCCAAGATCAAGAAGCGCACGCCCGACCGCATCATCAGCGACATCATTGAGCTGCAGCGCGAGTACTGCTGCGTCGTGTGGGGCGTGGAATCGGTGCAGTTCCAGGAGTTCCTCCGCACCGAGCTGGTCAAGCGCAGCGCCCAGTTGGGCGTGCCCGTGCCTGCGCGCGGGCTGCTGCCTATTAGCGACAAGCTGCTGCGCATTGAGAGCCTGCAGCCGCACATGCACAACGGGCTGATTCGCCTGCACAGCAGTCAGACCACGCTGGTGGACCAGTTCCGCCACTTCCCCAAAGCCGACCACGACGACGGACCCGACATGGTGGTGATGCTCTGGATGCTGGCCGTGACGGGCGGCGTCGCCGCCATGGCCCAGGGCGGGAACGCCGGCAACCAGCAGACCGCGCGCGAGCGATACGGCCGCACGGCGCAGCGCATGTTCAGAAATGGCACCTGACCCGATGACCGAAGAGCACGAAAACCTGCTGATCATCCGTGGCCACATTGCTGGCCTGCCGCTTGCCGACCGCAGGGGCATCGCCCAGGCCGCGCAAAAGCTGCGCGAGGTCATTGCCCATCACAACGACCACGGCCTTTTGGCGCTCGCCCTCGTGGGCGCCGAGCTGGCCGCGAAGGACTGACACCATGGGACTTTTGAATCGAATGATGGAAGCCATCGGCCTGGCGCCGGCTGTGCCCGTCGCTGCCCCCGCCGCTGTCCCAGTGCGCGAGGCAGCGGCCGTCCAGGGCAACAACGAGCCCGGCTGGCGACGCCTCTCCGGCGACGGCCTGCACAGCCAGAACGAGCGCGACCTCGAACCCATGGCGCAGGAGCGCATGCAAAAGCTGGCCGAGCACCTTTGGCAGAGCAACCTGCTCGCCAACCGTCTCACCGAGCTGCCACTGGCCTACTTGCTGGCTGAGGGGGTAGCGCTGCAGTGCCAGGACGAGGACCACCAGAAGCTCCTCAATGCCTTTTGGTCCGACCCCATCAACAACTGGCCGCTCAAGCTCGCCCCGCGCGTGCGGGCGCTCAGCCTGCTGGGTGAGCAGTGCTACATCACCCACGTGCGCGACGGCGACGGCTTTGTGCGCCTGGGCTACCTCGACCCGCGCCAGATCGCTACGGTGGTGAACGACCCCGAGAACCCCGAGCAGCCCATCGGCGTGGTCACCAAGCGTGACAACCGGGGCAAGGCCTACAAATACCGGGTGGTGGTGCTGGGCGAAGATGCTGAGCTGTTCAGTACCAACACCACCCGCATCCGGGCCGAAGACTTTGCCGATGGCGAATGCCTGCTGTACCAGGTCAACAAGTTCCCCAACGGCAGCCGGGGGCGCAGCGACTTGTTGCCGTCCATGGACTGGCTGGATGCGTACGACAACTTTCTGTTCGACGAGCTCGACCGCATTGGCTACCTGCGTACCTTTGTCTGGGACATCACCTTGCAAGGTGCCGACCAGGCCGCCATCGACAAGGCCCAAAAGGAATTCGTGCCGCCGGGCCCCAACAGCCACTACGTGCACAACGATTCGACCAAGCTCGAAGCCAAGACGCCCGACCTGCAATCAGCCGACACCACGGCCAGCGCGCGGCTGATTCGCAACCACGCGCTGGGCGGCAACACCATGCCCGAGCATTGGTTTGGCGGTGGGGGCGACGTGAACCGGGCGGCTGCGTCCGAGATGGGCGAGCCGACCTTCAAGATGTACAGCATGCGCCAGGGCTTTCTGAAGTTGTGCCTGGAAGAGGTAGGGCGCTTTGTGCTGTGGCAGGCAGCCAGGGCGCGCGGCCATACCCCCGATTGGTCCGAGGACAAATGGCAGGTAACGGCGGTGTTCCCCGAGCTGCTCAACCGCGACGTAACCAAGTTCGCCTCAGCCATGACATCGGTGGTGCAGGCGGTAACGCAGATGATCGACGCCGGCCTGTTGACCGAGGAGACGGCGCTGAAGATCGTGGCCGACGTGGCCCAGCGCTTCGGGCAGGACTTCGATGCCAAGACAGAGCTTAAAGCGGCCCGTGCCGAGCAGCAGGGGCGCAAGAAGGCCCAGGCGCAGGCGGACAACTTCAACCTGCCCGCCGACCTGCGCGCCCAGTTGCATGCGGGCCAGGCCAGGCCGCTGGTTGCGGGGGATGCCCAGGCGTGACACCCGAGCAAAAGCGCTACGAGGCCGCGCTCAAGGAGCACCTGGCCGAGCGTGCGCGGCTGCTCATCGGCGCCAACCAGCGCGTGGTGGCGCTCCTGCGTGAGGCGCTGGCGCAGATAGGCGAGCAGCTCGCTGCGCAGCCGGCCGACTGGCGCCAGTGGCAGCTGACCCGCCTTCGCGAGCAGATGAGCGTGGTGCTGGCCGCCACCGGCCAGCAGGCGGGCACGGCCGCCGACCAGGCGCTGCGCGCTGCCTGGCAGCAGGGCGAAGACCTGGTGGACAAGCCCCTGGCCGCTGCCGGCCTGGGCGTGGAGATGCGCCTGGGCGCGCTGGATGCGCGCGTGCTGGCCGCCATGCGCGTCTTTGCCCACGAGCGCCTGGCGAACGTGGCGGCCGAAGCCGTGGGCAAGATCGGCCAGCAGCTGGGCCTGGTCACCATCGGCGCTGTAACGCCGTTCGAGGCGATCAAGGCGGTGCAAAAGCTCTTGGGCAACGAAACGGCCCAGCGCGCCACAACAATAGTGCACACCGAAGTGAGCCGCGCCTTT